TATGTACCCGTTACATCAATAGCCGTACCGTCAGTTAAAGCTACAGTTTGGTCAGGGGCAGCGTTGGTTACTACGCCTGTGGCATTGTCATAGCTAATGCCTGTACCTGCGCTAATTGCCGCCCTAGCCCGTGCATCCGTGTAATAAAGGTTTGTACCTTCGGCAATGTTGGTAGTGGTTAAAACTACCGTACCTGTTTGGCCGTTTACGCTGGTTACGGCATCGGTGTTGTCTACTTTTTGCCAAATAGAACCGTTAAATATGGCCCAGTCACCTACTTGCCAGTCGGTAATACCGTTTAAATTAGTGCTGCCAGCTACATCCACTACATAGTAATAGCCCTTAGTGCCTACACTTGAAGTTAGGGTTGGGGTGTTTGTACTAGCGTTCCATGTACCTTGGTAATTTAAGTCACCCTGCATAGGTATTTGGGAAGTTGGCACTTTGCCAGCAGCATCAAGGGTAGCAACGCCTAATGGCTGTGCTTTTTCCGTTGTTGGTATGTAACCCGTAATAGCTACGCCTGACATTGTGCCGCCAGTAATAGCCACATTATTAGCGTTTTGGGCAGCCATTGTTCCCAAGCCAGTTACATCCGTACTTGGTATGGTGGCCGCAGCCGTCATTGCTGCCGTGCCGTTACCCTTTACATAACCAGTTAGGGTTGCTGCGCCTGTACCACCGTTTTCTACTGGTACAGTTCCCGTTAATTGGTGGTCAGCATTCCAATCTGAAGGCTCGACAAGAGTGTCATCCCCTGCATCGGGAATGGTTGAAACCTTTAAATGCTTGACTGTTATAGCCATTATTGAACGCCTATAATTTTACCGTCTTGACCCCGTACCACTTGTTTAGGGCGGTTGTGGTTTTCGTTAATAGTGTTTACCAAGTCACCCAGTGCTAGGGTCATTTGCTGGTTACTCATGCTAATAGCATCAGCAATAGGCTGCATAGGGTGTTTCATGGATTCAGCCATGTCCATCTCGGTCATGTAGGCTTGTGCGCCATCAGAATCATCCGATCCAATACGGGCTACTTCAATCTTTGCCCCGTTGTTAATGTGCGCTAACAAGACTTGGGTATTTCGCTCGGTGTTCATCTTCATCTGAGCGATACGCATTTCCATCTCTGCCTTTTGAGCATTGCGCTGATCTTCAAGCTGGAATTTAAGCTGGTTCTCTTGGGCTTGGTACTCTTGTTTGGCCTTCTCAAGTTCCATCTGCATCTGCATTTTTTGCTGTTCAAGCTGCATATCCTGCTGGGCTTTAACTTGCGCTGCCTGCATCTTGGCTTGCTCAATCTGCATTTGCATTTGCATCTTCTGCTCTTCAGGGCTTGGCGGTTTGGGTTGGCCTTCCGCATCCTTGGCTTGCTGACGGAACTTATCTGCTGTTTCGTCAATCAGACCTTCCATGCCTTTACCAGCCTTAAATGCTGTTACGCCAAACTTGAGCATTTCCATCAGCAATGGAGTAAGTTCCGGTGCGCCTTGTGCCACTGGCAATGCCGTCTGAATAAACTGACTGACTGCGGTCAAGAACTCAACACGGTCTTGCTTTTCTTGCTGCTCATCTTGGTAAATCATGGAATCGCTAGTCACTTCAATACGGAAGTTCTTAGCTGGTTCATCCTTCAAAAGCATCAATGCTTGTGGAATAAGTGCTTGATCTTGCGGGGATAATTGCATTGCACCGCTAATCTTAACGATCGTATCGTCAGTGAAATGCTGACAAATAATCTGCGCTTTTATCTGTAGGAGTGCGGTAGCAAAGTTCACTACATCGTGCTGCATTGTCTTTAATCGACCCGATGCGTTGTTTGACTTGATGATCTGTGCGCCCAGCGTTTCGTTTGGATCGGTCTGACCACGCTGAATATCAGCAATGCCCATAATCTCGTAGATCTGCCCTTTGACTTGATCCATAGCCTGGTAAGCCATCTGCAAGCCTTCGGCAATTGGTCTGATGTCTACAAGGTTAATAGATCCCTGCAATCCGCCTTTTTCGCTGAATGCACCGTAGTTCTTAACTGGCAGCAAAGCGTTGTTTTCGCCTTCGGTAAACAAACGAGCAAGGCTTGGCTCTGCCGCATCGTAAACGCCCCGTACTTTAAGGGCTTGAATGAAGCCATCAATACGGTCTGCAAGGGTGTCAAGCTGTCTTGCTTGGTCTTGGTACAGTACATAGTCCGGAACAGGGATTAGGCTGTCTGTTGTAAGGGTAGAGAACATAGGTTTTGGGCAAGGCCAAAAGTTCTCAAGCTGCAACGGATCGTCACGAGTATCAAGGATCTTGCCCATCGACTTAGATAGCCAAATCACTTGACCTGTGGATTTATCCCAAATCTCATAAATTAGGGCTTCCCGTGATCCTTCGCCCATCTTTTCATTGAAAGACTTGGATGTTTCAGGCTTGGTGTCTAGGGGAATACGACCGCCAAGTTCCTCGCCAAAGCGTTCAACAAGGGCAGCACGTTCCATATAAACCTTGCGCCATACTGCGGTGACCTCTTCCCAGGTGCGGGCAGTGGTTAGTCCAAAGTCACGCCAATAAACATAGTCTACTGGGGCGCATTCGTACTCAATACGCTCTTCGTTCTCACGATAAATACCGCCTTCGGTTTCTGCTTCGTCTGTATCTTCGGTAACCTGGAAGCCATCTTCAGGTGCGCCATTGGCCTCACCGCCAGCTTGACCGACAATATGTGGCTCGTAACGAACCCAAGCTGTACCACGCCCACCAAGTAAACGGTCTTGAACCGCTTGCTTCATTGCGCTGGCATAGTCACCATAATGCTCAATTTCGTACTCTAATGCACGTTCTAGCATCATAGAAGCGACACGACCAATAGGGTCGTTATCACGGAATCTACGGCTTACATCGGGTCTTGGTAGTCTTGCAAAGATAGCTGGGGTAATGGTTTGTACATTGCTCCACAGGATATTGAACTTAGCGTTTGGGTTGTTCCGGCTGCGCTGTTCGTCACGGTAACGCTTAACGATCTTATCGGCACGACCTTCCCATTCCTTGAATGTCCGCTCATATTGAGCGATGCAGTTATACCAATCTTCGTATGTATGATCCATTTTTATTCCTAGGTAAAGTTACCCATTGCTATAACTTCTGCACCTGCGCCAGTAGTTACTTTCCAAGCACCATTTTTAGAAAAAGTATTTATTTCAATGGAATAAACACCGATTGCAGTATTGGCGGCTACTAATACATGGGATGTAGTATTGTCTAACAGGCTTACAGTAGAAGTAGCTGTAGCGGATACAGTAATAACTAAACGGTGTAAATAATCGCCAGTTGCGCCAGTTGTGCCTAATACTTGGGCTGTTTGTGAAGCTGCTACATGCTCGTAGGGTAGTGCAAATGTTGCGGCTGCTGTTGTCATTTAAATTCTCCTGTTAACTATTTTTGGGGTTTCTTTCCACATCTCGTTCAGCGTTACGTCCGTTTGCCCGACATGAAGTCCTTTAACTGCTTGATCTTTGAGAATAGGGCTGTCTTCATCTTTCCATACAAGGCTGAGATAGCGGAACGCATCTGCTGAGTGGCTAGTCCAATCGTGTTTCGGGCGATCCCTAAATACTTTTTTATCATCATCCCACTCTCTTTGGTATTGACGCAAACATTCGATTCCTTCTTGACATCTATTATCAAACCAAGCCCTAGTTAATGCAAGCCTTGATGCTTGTATTCCGTCTTGTAATGACAGATTTGGTACGATTTTTAGATGTTTTATGTCAATTTTTGCAGATATTTGTTCGATTATGCTCTTTCCACCGCTTGCTAGTGTTTTTGCTCTAGCGTCATGCGGCAGGTAGTGATACCCATAATTGTACCCAAACTCATCCTCTTTTTGCTTTATCAGCATGGTGTAAAACGGTATGGCTTGACCGTTGCTGGAATGGTGATCGAGTATTCGTATCTCACCATAAACCACTTGAAACCACCATATCGAGGTACTGTCATTGAAACCCAAGTCCCAGGCTGTATGGCAGGGGAACATAGGATCGTAGTCAACGGTCGTAATGCGCTCTAAGTCCGTGATTCTACGCATTTCCTGCCCATAATACGCCCCAAGGATGGCCGCCTCAAACGAGCATAAGAACTCTTGTTCGTATTGATTGTCTGACATTGTGGCCTTGGCATCATCAAGTTCTGACTGCGCTAGCAGGTTAGTTTGGTCTGCTCGCAGCACTTTGGTGTACCAATTGGGCTTTTTAGTGGCTTCGTTGTATATATCGTAGAAGGCGTTATGCCCTTTCGGTGTGCCAATAAACGTGGCCCAACCCAATCTGTCCGCTAAAAGTGGCCGGATAATCTCACCCCATACGCTTGGCTTCATGTCAGCCATTTCGTCCATAACCACGCCATCTAGGAAGTTGCCTCGGAGTGCGTCAGGGTTATCAGCCCCAAATAGCCTAATCCGTGCGCCATTGACCAATTCCACCCATAACTCAGACTGGTTAGCCTTTGTCATAACTGGCTCGGAAAAGCGTTCCAAGTACCTCCAAGCTACGCTTTTGGCCTGGGAATAAAAAGGTGCGATGTAGGCATATTGGGCGTGGGGCTTGTTTTCCAGCAAGGCTTTGACGATTAGGTCGTTAATACACGCCACAGTCTTGCCACAACGCCTGTGTGCCACGATTACTGCCCAGCGTTCCTTACGGCTGTGGAAGTCCTCAAAAACGCTTCTTGGGCGGTATTTGAGCTTTATATCCCTACTCATCAGCCCATGAGATTCTTAGGTCGCTGCCATTAGCCCCAGTTACCTCGTTTACTTGGGTTTCCTTCCATCTTGCCCTAGTCTTTAGCCAAAAGATGGCGGCAGCCGTGTTGCCCTTTTTGGCTTGGCTAAACAATGTACCTGCAATAGCGGCATTGGCGTCTATACGCCCTTCGTCTAACTCTTCCTTATAGTGCTTAACCAGGGTATCTGCGCTAATTTTGAGCCTTGTGGCTATATCCTCATGGGGGACGCCCAATGCAGACAAGCGTTTAGCCGTGTCTCTTGTGTCCTTTGTTGGGGTGTGTAATTTGCCTTGTGCCATTTTATAACTCCGAAAGCACCGCTTTTTGGCCTGTGAAGTCTTCCCAACGCTTGACGATCACATCGCAATACTTGGGGTCAAGTTCCATTAAACGAGCCTTACGACCTGTCTTTTCACAGGCTATTAGGGTTGACCCTGATCCACCAAACGGTTCAAACACAATAGTCCCAGCATTAGAGGAGTTAAGCACCGCTCTCTCTATCAGTTCGACAGGCTTGGTGGTTGGGTGTAGTTCTGATCGTTTAGGGCGTTTACATTCCCATACATCCGACTGTTTCCTGTCTTGTACTGTCCATATACGTGGGCCATCGTCTTTCCATCCGTACCAAATCGGCTCGTATTGGGTGTGGTAATCCTTCCTGGATAGCACAAGGGTGTCTTTGGCCCAAATAATGGTGCTAGACCAATGAAAGCCCCCATCCCTTAATGCTTTATCAATAGCGGGCCATTCTGAGGCTCCCATGACGCAATAAATGGGGCATCCTTTCATCGTAAAGGCGATGATATTGCCCATAAAGCCTGACAAGAAGTCTTCCCACTCTTGGGTAGTCTCAAAGTTGTCGTTCATGATGGTGCGTTGCTTATATCCTTGGGCGTTATTGGCAAGGTTTGTGCCATAGGCAACGTTCCAGGGAGGGTCGGTCACAACGAGAGAGGCTTTATCCCCGTCCATCATCTTTTCTACCGCATCAATGCTGGTGGAATCCCCACACATAAGCCTATGATTGCCAAGAATGTATATATCGCCCAGCTTTGACTTTGGCTCTTCCGGAAGTTCAGGAACTTCGTCCTCATCCGTCAATCCATCCACAATTTCAGGCTCAAGCAGGGCATTTAGCTCTTTATCGTCAAAACCGAGCAATTCAAGGTCAAATCCCTCGACTTCCAGTTCTTGCATTTCGATTGTCAGCATGGCGGTGTCCCATCCAGCATTTAGAGCCAATTTGTTGTCAGCGATGATATAAGCCTTCTTTTGGCTTGGAGTCATATCTGAACAGTCAATGGTAGGAACTTTATCCAATCCCAGCTTTTGGGCGGCCATCAAGCGTCCATGACCAGCAATAATGCCAACCCCGTCTACAAGAATAGGGTTTCTAAACCCAAATTCTTTGATGCTGGCGGCAATTTGTGCGACCTGCTGATCGCTGTGGGTTCTGCTGTTCTTTGCGTAAGGGATTAGCTTATCTACAGCAACTTCTTTTATTTGCATGTTTAACCAAGTAGTTAGTTAATGATGCTTAAGTTTACAACTATTTGACTTCTTTGTCTAAGTCTTTCAGTTTGTTAGCGATCAACTTCCTGCGGGCAATACGATCAGCCTGTTGCTTTTCCAGGGTAGATTGATGTTCCGGACGCAGCATGGCATCTTCTTTTTTGTATTTACGGCTCATTGGGGTAATTGGGGTCATTACGCTACCTCTTTATCTAGATCTTTTACTTTGTCTGCAAGCATAGCCCTGCGGTTCATGCGGTCTTGCTGTAGCTTTCTTAGGCTACTTGGCTTACCTGCGGACATTGTAGGGTGTAGCTTTTGTGGTTCTTCACCGTGCTTGGCTTTGTAGTTGCTGTCTTTGCGCTCGTAATCAGCCATCACATATCCTTCATCTTGGATTCGATCATTTCCCTGCGTGTAGACTTAGCAGTTTTGGCGGCTTCTTTAAAGTCTGCTGCGGTTGGTGCGCCTTTAGCCCCAGCCTTCTTCATCTTTTCACCTGATCCAGCCTTAATCCGCTCTCGTTTAGCGTGAATATTGGCGTATAGTCCTGGTTTCATTAGCATTTCCACCTTGCTCTTGCTGCTTTTCCTCGTTCCCCAGTCCATCCTGCTGACCTTGCACAGAAACTATCGTGCCTTGGCCCACTAGATTGGGGTGCTTGTAAATTTGCGTTGTTCTTGCGGTTATATTCCGCCCTGCCTTTTGCGGTCATTCCTGCGCCTTGCTCGGTTGGCAGGTAATTCCTGTCCTTACCCTTTGTTGTCTTGGGTATGGGTTTCTCGTGCTTTTCTACTGCGGCACGAATATCGTCCCTACGGCTCATTTATCCCGCTCACCTAGAAAACGACCATAAGCCTCTTCCAAGGCGGCTTTTCTTGCGCCTTTGGCGTTGTCACGCTCAACATTGAGTGCAATGGCTACGGCTTGCTTTTTGGGCTTTCCAGCCTTCATTTCGGCTTTAATATTCTTGCCGACCGATTTTGCGCTGCCTGATTTGTCTAATGGCATGATTAAGCCTTGAATTTAAGTAAATAAATGGTGGTGTCGATCTCTTGGGCAATATTGTCAATAAGCTGGCAGATTTCAGGGTCTTGTGGCAAGTCAGGACGTGCTTCTTTTACAAACCGTTGCAGTGACTGCAAATATGCAAGTGGCTCTTTAGGCATATGGTATGTGGCTGGAAACTCGGTGATTTGACCGTAAACGCCAAAATAGGTCTCTGCCAAGGCATCGGTATGCTCAATAATATTTTCGTAAAAATGGCCCAAAGCCTTGTGTTTAGCGTAAGACTTGGTGGCCCAATGGAAAAAATGGGCATTTGTGCCTGAATGCAGCATGGTTGCGAGAAACAAAGCCATCGACTTTTCCATACAAATCCTTATGTTATGGGGTTAGTTTCCTCTATTTTATCAAGAATATCAATACAAACCAAGCAGCCACCGCTTTTTTTTATTTCACCACGCTCGATCAATAAAACATCAATTTGCTCATCATCGTCAAACACACCCGCATCACCAAGTGCGTCCCATAATGCTTTGATCCGATTATCAATATCTTGCTTCCTGCGGTCACGAGGATATAAAACTACCTTCATCTCTAGCCGTGCTGATCCCAGCTTTGGTACACGGTACTCGACCACATAATCGCTAACCTGGGCTTTAAATTCCTTGCCAGCCTTGCTAATCCCCATCCTGTTCCGGAATATAGTGCGGTAACTGTTTACGCTGGGCGGCAGGGGCAGGTTAAGTACGATCATGCAGCAATTCTAAGAGTTCTACGGTGTCTTGGGTCATTTCTTCAAACTTTGGTATGTAAAAACCCTGATTCAAATAGCAAGGCAATCGTTTTTCTATGCGCTTCTTCCCAAAATTCCACTCTTTCGGCTTTTGACATTTTTGTTCCTTGGTCAAGTTCTGCGTGGCATTGGTAACACAAGCTGGCAACTCTGTAATCTGACGCTTTAATCCCACGACCTTTACCATCTCTAAGTTGATTTGAGTGTGCTGCAACAATTGTTCCGTCTATTGTTCCGCAGTTTTGGCACGGGAAATTACGCACAATTTCAAGTAATTGTTTATTTCTATACATTAGCGTTATCTACGCTGCGTTGTTCTAGTTTTTCTGCTGATTCCGCAATATCTACTGCAATTTCCATCATTAGTAACGCACTATTGTTTTTTAGTGCTTCATCATAC